GGCGCATGGCGCGGTCGACTGCGGGGTTGTCTTCCGTGGCGGTTGCAGCGGGCTGCTGAGCGAGCAACGCGCTGGTGGAGACGATGAGGATGGCGAGGGGAAAGATGAGTCGCGAACGTAACATGGAGAGAACCTCCTGCCGTTGCCGACGGTGTCTTACTGCGGCATGGCGGAATAGTCCGCCTGCTGGGAGATGATTGTCAATGGGCGTCTGGGGGGACCCCTCCCCCACCGTTAACTGATTGGTAAAATGGCGAATGGAATGAACGACTTAGCGAATTCAGGCCGGCTAAATTCGTGCAAGCAAAGGGCTTACGGGTAAAATCGTGCAAACAAAGGACTTACGGGCCGAGAAACGAAAAGGCCCGACGGCTGGGGAGCAGTCGGGCCTTTTCTTATTCACTATTACCAGTATAGCAGGTTGAACAGGGTAGAGATGCCACTTATTTTTCGGTCGTGTGGCTGGGCGCGATATTTTGCAGTAGTGGACACGCTTTTTTGCAGCACTGCAGATTATCGTGTCCATAAATCACTCCACGATCGCGGGTGTGATCGCAGGTGGATAGGTGCCTCCAGTGGTGATCGGGGTGCCCGGCATATAGGCGACGCTGGGGGTAAAGACGAGGCCAGTCGAGTATCCTGAAATAACCGGAAGAGCCTGAGCTGAGTCGTGAGTCGACGGACCCGGATACTCGCCGCTGCTAAAGGTGGTGGCGTCGGAGAATATGCCAAAAAAGAGAACGATCTTGCCGTAGGGCAAAGGCGTTGGCGGCCCCGTCTCAGGCGACCCAGGAGGGAAGTACGGGTTGGTGGTTGCGAGCATTGACAGCGTCGGCGTGGTGGCCTGATTTGTGACGTTGAGAAACACACACACCGCGCTGCCAACCGGTATACCGCCCAGGGTGATCACCGGGTACACGGTGGGCGCTGTTTGTCCCATCCACATGATGGTGCAATCGGGAACTGTGACGGTGCCTGTCGAGCCATTATAGCTAGCCTCTGGTGTCGCCTGCAGCAGCCAGAAGGGAGTGTCTTCGGGCAGTATGTCGCCCATGGGAAGAGTCTGGCCTGGAACCGTCTGATAGCTGTTTCCTGGCGGGTCTGAGACTGTTGTGTAGGCATTCGGGTTGTAGGTCTGAAGCGCCAACTCGACCAGCGATCCGGTGTTGTCACCTGCTGAAGGAGCGTAGGTTTTTACCGGGTCAACGATCTCATACGTTCCGGCGAACGTCGGATCAGCCGTGGGATCGATCGTTATGACATCGCCTGGCTCAAGTTCAGCCACGGCCGCGCCGTTTACGTCGATCGCTTCGAGGAAGAGCTTGATGGTTCCGGCCAGCGGCGGGAACCAACCCGGTCCATCGGTTCCGAGGTCGCGCGCCATCAGAAACTTCATGATGCGGTTCGTCTGATCGAAGGTATTGTTGCCCAGGTCGTACACAACAGGCTTGACGCGCGGCGGAGCCGGAATGCCCGGTGCTACCATGCCGACGGCCTTCTGATTCGCACGGTGCTGAACTCCGTTTGGCGCGTACTTTTGAAAGCGCGACTGCAATGCCCCAAGAAAGCCTCCGGTCGCCGTCGCAGCCTTCTGCGGCGCGCCAGCCGCTGGTATCTGGTTCGCCACCGTATCGACCAAAACCTGCACGTTGCCGTTGACTGTCACGGTCATTCCCAGAGTGCCGTACAAACCGGCGAAGTCCGCGTCATCGCTCGACCCCCCATAACAGAAGATATTGCCTGGCGCGAAGGGTTGGGGACCGACTGTCGTGAACAGCGTCGTCCAATAGGAGCTCGTGCCGATCGGCGTGCTAGTCGCCGTGCTTTCACCGGGCGCGACGGTGGTCGCGGTGGCAACCTGGGCAACGGCTGGAATCCCAAGCTCTCTATACTGCGGAATGTATACGTTGGCGACGTTCGTCAGATCCTTCTCGTTCAGCATCAGCGAACCGCCGAACATGTTCTTTTGCGAGACGACGAAGGTGGATGCGCGCTGCTCCTCGCCCACGAACTGTATCTGACCTCCGCGAATACGGCGGAAGCTGAGGCAGTTGCGGAGTTGCTGCTCCATCATGTTGTTCAGCGAGGCATCTGCAGCCCAGGTGAAGTTGCCGGCAAACGTCGGATTGCCGTTGGGCAGGATGGTGGCGTTTCTGGCGGCGTGTGCCACGATCGCAGGCCAATCGAACAGGGCCTTCTCGGCGATAGTGAGTCCGGCAAGTCCAGGCTGTTGCGGTTTGATCTGGAAACGCAGCAGCGTCTCGACCATTTGCCAGGTGGGATTGGTGGTAAAGCCATAACCGATAACATCACCGCTTGCGTCGAAGATTCGGCAGCGCAGCGTGCGATAGATGCCAGTCGGATTCAGCGTTGGTGCGGTGCCGCTAATGCTGCCCGCCTGGATGAAAAAGTAGGCGATGCCACTGAAGCTCAGAGCTGGCGTCGTCGAGGGGAAGTAGTTGAGCCAAGCCTCCGTAGCCTGATCCGGCCCCATGGAGATGAGGTTGTTCGGCATGCCGACGGTCGCCCAGGAGCCACCGTGGTAATGGAAGAACATCAACCGGTTCGCGTTGTCCAGGGGGTAGGTCGTATAGCCGTTCAGGAAGGTGTGATCCGAAAAGATCGGCTGCCCACCGACGTAGTTATCGACAGGGCTGTAGGGCTCGGTTGGCGAGACCGTTTGGCAGTAAGGGCCATCGTGTTCCCCATCGCCGAGGACGTATTGATTCACCTGTGCGGGTGCGAGAACTGCCCCGGCCGGAAGCGACCCGGCCGAGATGGGAGGCAGGTTCGGGATACCAAACATCTGGTTGACAGTGATTCCCTGCAAATAATTCCAGCCGACACAGAAGGGCAGCTTGCGCGTTGTTTGCTGTTCGAATGCGGGATTGAGCGCCATCAGTTCTTTACCGCCGGGTTATAGAGTCGCAGCGGGTTCGGCTGCGCGTACTGGTCGAAGCTCTGGACCGCACCAATCCATTCGGTGACGATTCCCTTGAAGCGATTCTTCGAGGTGCAGGAGCCGTAGCTGTTCGTACAAGGCGTGGCCGAAGTGCTCCCGCACGCGTAGAAGGAGCCCGAACCGTTGAAGATGTTCCCACACGAGACGCCGAGATCCTCGCGCGGCGCGGGGATGGCCGACCAGGCGCAGAAGCCCATGCCCGAGACCGTCATCTTGGTGCCGCCGGCCTCGACCTCGACCTCTGTGATTTTTCCCAAAAAACTCTTGATCGCAGTCGAACTGGAAACCTGCCAGATGCGAAAGTAGACCAGCGCGCCGACGAGGATCTGAGTCGCCATGATCTGCGAAATGTCGCGGCGAACGGTGTCACCGGTGAGGTTTTGGATCGTGACGCTGAAGGTCGAGGTCTGGGTGCTTTTATATTCGGTGAGCACGAGCGGCGCCAGAATCCAAGGCACGAACGAGCCATAAGGAATGGGCGACGATCCTTTCATGGTGATGAACGCAGGCGAAGACGCGGCGAGCATCGGGTGCGGGAGGCCGGTGCTTGGAGTTCCGGATGCAACGGCATCGGCGTAAAGCACGGTGGGTGCAACGATGCTGGCGTCTGACCAGAAATAGAGCGCGTTGCCAATCGTCAGCACTTCCATCAGCGTCACGGGCGCGGGTCCGCCGCTGGCCTTCATCGCTGCTTTCGTCGGTGTCGGAAGTGTGTTCATCAGTAGATGTATGTAAGTTGCGGGAAGATGATCGAGACGCCGCCGGCCGCGCTTGCTCCCGCATAGGCGATCGTGACGTAGTGCATGTCCAACTGAACGTTCTGGAAGGTGAGCGTGCAGAACGATCCGGAGTAGTAAAAGCCTGGGTTTGGGTAATTTCCTCCGTTTGTGACAACGGCCGTCACTCCGGAGGCCACGCCGGTCGCCGTGCCATTCGACAGATCGAGGGTGGCGATCGCGGTGCCATCGAGCGAGATCGTGATGGTCCCGAGGTTGGCGGCAAGACGAAAGACAAACTGGAAACCGAACCCGACGTACGCCGTTTGCGCCCAATCGCCGGCCGCGGGTGTCACGTCGATGGCCTCCAGCGTGGCTGGCATCGATGCCGTAAATGTTGAGGAGATGGGGATCGGCTGAATTAGCCAGGTGCCCTGCATCAGCGCGACACGAGGGTTTAGGTCGTCGTCGGCTACGTTGAGGGGATGGCCCCAGTTCGTGAAGTCGCCGGGGTACACCAGCATGCGCGAACGAGGACGCTCCTGAAACGCAAGTCCCTGGATCGTCCAAAGGCCGTTCTCGACCTCCTTCGTGTTGGGCGTATCGAGGAAGCGTCCGACGAACTGACGCTCACCGTTGTCCCAGTCGATGACGGTGAAGTAGCCATCTTTGAAGTCGGAATAAAAGTTCTCCACGCGCTCGATGACGGACAGTGGACGGTTGATCCAGTTCCAGGTGAAGGCATGGCCGGCGTTCGTGATGTCGCGCGAAGTCGGGTAGCCGAGGCGCGCGGTCTGCTCCTGTTTGTTGTTCGCTTTCTTGCGCGTGTAATCGTAGTTCCAGGTTGGATTGCCGCCGAGCGCTGCCCAGAAGCCCTGCACGGGGTTGAGGATGTCGGTCTCTGCCATCTCAGTCCTCTTCCCCGTTGTAGCGGCTGTTGCGCTTGGTGTTCGACCTCACAAACGCGTCCATCCCGCCGCGCTGGTCGAGGAACTGCTGAAACGAGTGCGCATCCATGGTCGAGATGTCCCAGTGGTGATGCGTGACGCTGCCGCCTGGAGGCATCGTCGATCCTGCACCGGATCCGCTCCGCAGATACATGCCGGCGATGTCGGAAGGGGTCGCGCCGGCGTTCATGGCGCTGATCGCGGATCCATGCATCCCGGCGGCAACCGGATTGACTACAGCCTCGCCCAGCATCGCGTGGATGAAGCCTTCGTTGGAGCTGGTGGAAAGGTCGCCGAAGTCGCTGATCAGACCGCCCGTGTGGAACTGGACGGCGCTCGCCTGAAGGTAATCGTGGCCGCCGCCGGCGAGCTGGTTGATCTCGCGCGTGATGAAGTTCTGTTCCTTCTCGATGTACTGGCTTTTCGTCCATTCCGCGGCCGTCGAGCCCCACTTCGACATGATGGTCTGGTATCCGGTTTGCCCGATGCTGGTGACGTTGCCGATGGCCGTCTCCGCGTCGCCGCCAGTGCCCTGCATGTAATCCTTGGCGGTCTTCTCAAACTGCGGAAGCATGGTGGTCTTGTAGTATTTCGCGGCGCCCAGGCGATTGCCTTCGCCTGTCGCCCAGCCGACGAGCCCCGCCGTCGCGCCCACGGCCGCACCCACACCCGCGCCGATCGCCGTGCCCAGCGGCCCAGCGAGCGAACCGACGGCGCCGCCAAGTTCCGCGCCGCTCATCCCTCCGGAGAGAATCCCCGAGGCCTTCCCACTCTCGAACGAGCTGACGACACCCGTAAACCCGGAGTAGGCAGCCATGCCCGCTCCAGCCAAACCACCGAGGGTTCCTGCAGCGCTCGCACCCGTGGGGAGCTGGTCCGTCTGGTCCGCGTTGTAGGTTGGCATCTGGCCCGGTCCGTTGTCAACTTCGGTGAAGCCGGTGTTGTCCTGAGCCACGCCGCCGCTGAGCGCGGCCACGGGCGGAGGATTCAGCGCATCGTAGGCCCGCGTGGACGTGGCCGCAAGCGATGTGGCGTCCGAGACCATCGCGCCGCCGTTCATGCCGCCTGAGACCGACCCGCCGAGCGAAAGGCTCGAAGGCGATGACGTTGCGGATGAAGCCGACGAAGCGGAGACGGTGCCGGCAAGTTCCGACGTCGACCCAGAACCGGCGAACCCGGCAGATCCTCCTCCGAGCGTGCTGCCGTGTCCCATGATGGCGCTCAGCAAACCGCCCGGTCCCGCCGCGCGCTGGGCACCCGGCCCGCTCGATGCCCCTCCGCTGATGGTGCCCTGGAACGTGCTTCCGAAGATCCGCTTGAACGCCCCGAGCTGCATCACCCAGTCCGCGATCATCGCGGCCATCTCGTGCTCCATCTCCTTGCGGATGGCAGCCATGGGATTTTTGAACGCACCCTCGATCTCGCCCGTCAGCTTATCGCGCATCTGGGACTCAGCCGCCTCCATCTGTGCGTTGTAGACCTCATCGATTGCCTGCTTCCGCTCAACGGCTTCCTGGTGGCTTAGGACGCCTTCCTTCTCCATCTCCTGCAACCCGCGCAACCGCTTGTCGTATTCGGCGAGGATCTTCTGGGTCTGGGCCTGCTCCGCGTCGAACATGCCACCCAGATTGCGGCCATGGCCTCCGGAGTGGACGCTTGCAGCCTGATCCTGCATGTTGCGCGTCTCTTCGGTGTTCCTATCGTGCAGGTCCTTGATCTCCGCGTCCGTCTTCTTGCTGATGTCCGCGAGTTCGGCCTGATAGATTCGGTACGCTTCCAGTCGACGCGCATCGTCCTGGTCCATGCCTTCAACCAGCTTGTCGTAGCGCTGCTTTGCGTCGTCGCGGTCCTTCTGATCGTCGTCATGGATGCGCACGTAACCCTTGGCGCCCGCACCGTTGTTCGCGTCTCGCATTTCGCGCTCGGCGTCGGCATATTCCTTCAGGCTCCTGCGAATCTCATTGTCCGCCTGCCGATGCGCCGCGGCGCGTCGACGCATGGCTTCTTTTTCAGTCAACTCCGACTGATTGACCAGCTTGTTGATCTCGGCGATCGTGTGCCGCTCCTCTTCCAGGATGCGGTCATTACCCGTCTTCCCGCTGAGGACGGCCTGCTCGTTCAACTCCTCCGTCTTGCGTGCTTCCTCCTGGTGAAGATTCGCGATCTGCGCTGCGGTGCGACGCTCGATCTCGACCTTCTTTTGCGCGTAAGCGTCGTCCTTCACCGAAAGCGAATCGATCTCAGTCTTCTCGGCCGCGATCAGCGCCCTTTCGCCCTTCAGTCCGATCGAAGCGGTCTCGTCCCGCATGCGCCGCAGCTCACGCTGTGTCTCTTCGTTCAGATTGATGAGGTCCGCCTGAGCCTTCGCCTCAGCCGCCGCGTCCTTCGCCATCTGCTCCGACTTCCCGGAATCCTTCGATGTGTCGTTCGGGTCCAGGCGGTTCAGCCGCTGCTGGTAAGCGCGGTTCTCCGCGTCGAGCTGCTTCTGTTTCGTCAGGTCGTCGTTGATCTTCTGACGGCGGTTGTGCGTGTCGTCGAGTGCATGGTTCAGCTCGATCTGCTGGATGTTCTGCTCGTGTTGGAAACGAAGGTATTCCGGGCTCAGCTTCTCCTGCTGATCCATTCCCACGACGGACTGCTTAGACAATTGGCTCGCGGTAAGCCTGTCGGTCAGTGCCCGCTGCAGGCCCTCCGTACCACCCTTCAACAGGTCGCCCCAGCTTTGGTGCGCCAGCTCCTTCGCTACGCTGTTTAGGGCCTGCGCGCTGCTCGTAGCTTCGTCGATGCGCAGCTTCGCATCCTCGATGTTGTCCACCTGGACAAACTTTTGCTGCGCATTATCTTGCACCTGTTTGTCATAAGCAGCGCGCGCAGCCGTTACGCTCAGCCACTTCGTGCCGAGGTCGTAAACCTCTTTGCCCATGTGTCCGATCAGCTCCGCCACGCCGATCCCGGCAAGCACTCCGAACGCCACGCTCGCCGCCGCCTGGAATGCCTGTGTGCTGGCGATCAGCTTCTCCATCGCACGCGGGATACGGATGCCCAGGTCATCGCGGAGCAAGCGGACGGAATCGAGGCTGGTGAGTGCGTGCCCATTGGCTTCGCGGAAGCCCTGGCCCATCTTGTTGCCGGCCTTGATGCCGGATTCCGCAAGCGCGTCGATCGACGCCGCGAGGCGGCGAATCTCGTCCTGCAGGCTGGTCGCTTCCTTGCGCGTTCCCTGGAAGGCAGCCATCGCACGCTGCTGGAAACGAGTCAGCCCGGGAACTGTCCCCGACTCGTCCACCACCAGGTTGATTGTGGCCTGCGCTCCCATGCTGCCCTCTCTAATCGTTCTTGAAGTCCGCCGAACAGCTTCGGCAGTAGCTTGCGTCCCTTACGTTCAGCTCACCGCATTTCCAGCACGAGGGATGAGCCTTGCGAAACTCACGCTCGGCGTCCGTGACGGCGAGCAGACCTTCCGCCTCATCCGCCAGCAGCTCCAGCGCGCATCCAGGCAAAGCGCACACGCTCTTGAGCCACAACAGGTACTGGACCCAGAGATAGAACCCTTGACTGATGGATCTCGGCGCGTAGCTCTCGACCTCGCCCAGTACGCTCTCCGCGGCCAGCGGCAATTCGCGCAGCGAGTGCTCGAACTCCTTGCGGACGAAGGCTTCTTCGTACAGCTCCGCCGCTGCAATCCGCAGCCCCGCGAAGTCGCGCCTCACGTCGATCATGGATCATCAACCTCACTGGATCGTTTCCTCGCCGCCGTCCACTTTGGCGCTTTCCACCGTGCCCGCGCCGCCGGCGTTCAGGAAGCCCATCACCGCCGCAACCTTGTGGCATCCATCCATCTCGCGCGCGATCGACTTCGCACCTATGAGCGGTTCGCCGTTGACCGTGTAGCGCGTGTCCACGCTCTCGATCAGCGCGTCGTAGAACCCGATCATGAGCGCCTGGCGCGCGGGGTAGATGGTGCGGCCGGCGCGCGAATCACCCTTGATGCGATACGTGTTGGTCGCGCGGTTGTAATCGCGCTGCTGCTTCATCGTGGGGGAGCGGAAGCGATGCACGAGCCCGGTGAACTGGACCACTCCGCCTCCCTCCGGAGGCGCCGACCAGGTGCAATCGATCTTCACCTCGTGCAGATCGGTCAGGTCGATCGGCGCGTCGTCACCTTCGCGGCTTACGCATACGTCGCGCAGCGCCATGCCGAACGCCTTCAGGTGTCCGCGCGGCAGCATCGTGCGGAAATTCGCCGGGGCCTGCGAAGAATAGCCTTCGACTGAGACGACGGTTTCGCGTGCCAGCTCAACCAGTGCAGTCTCGATCTCGAAGGTCTCGATCTGCTCGCCGAGGAGCTGCACGGTTTCGGTTTCGAACGCGCGGAAGAAGTTGAGCCAGTCCTCGATGAGGATGCGGCGGAACGTCCACTTGTACGGGAAGGTGCCGAAGCGGATCTGGAGCACGCGCGGCGCGGTCAGTTCGAGGGTGGCTAGGGTCGGTGTCTCTTCCGTCATCGCGCCCCTCCCTGGCTAAAGGAACGGGGCGGCACAGGGCACGGAGCAGGGCGCTTATAGCCCTTCGGCACCGAGGGAACGAACGGCTTCTTCATGCGCGGCTCACGCGGGCGTGGCTGCCAACGGAAGAGCAGATAAGCGAGGAGCAACGTCTGGACGAGAACGAGTGCGATCAGGAATGAAATCAGGTGCATCGGCTTCTCCTGCGATGGAAAAGCCGGAGCCGCTGAGTCGCGACTCCAGCGTACGTTTCGGTTTAGGCCGCGGTCAGGTAGCTTGGTTGCGAATTGACGACGCCGATCGTAATCAGCGGCGTGGCGCCCACCTGCAGGATGTCGTTCTCGCCCAGGTCCACCGTCCAGCAGCTCGTGTCGCCCACGTTCGAAAGAGCGGTGTTTTCGTCGAGCGTGAAGCACGGCAGCGAAATATTGAGCGCGGAGTTGTTCGGCCCGCTCTGGGTATTGCAGGTGAGCGCTAGTTGCGTCCCGTTGCGCTTCCATGCGTAGAAGTCGTCCACGTTATTGGCTGCGACGACGAACTTGAACTTCACCTTCGGCATCGAGATGGTGAGGTGCGAGGCGTAGAGTCCCGAGCCGCTCGGACGCTCCTCGGCCATGCCGGCATCGATCGTCAGCTCCCAGCTCTTCACGCGCGGGTAATAGCTGACGAGCGCGCCGCCGGACGGTCCGAGCGAGATCTGCGAGTCGCTGCCGTACAGGCGCTGCCGCTGTGCGGGTTGCGGCATTCCCGCGAGCACGCCATCCACGGTGCGGCCGGTGCCCATCAGCGTTGCCTTGAATTTCAGCGAGCCGGTGCCAGTGCTGGTGATCGTCACCTGCGAGACGCCCATGTCCAGCAACTGGTAGAAGAGCGCCTGGGTGTCTTGCGCATAGATGCTGGTCGCCTGGGCGATGGTGCCGGAGTCGATGAAGTTGAGTGTGTGCGTGTACGGCGCGGCGCCGCCCGTAATCACATCCTTGCCCAGCGCGAGCGCCAGCAGGTATCCGCATACCCAGTCCGTCAGCGTTCCGCTCAGGTCGAGTGCGGTCTTGCGCTGGATCGTCCAGTTCTGGCTGGCAAAGCTGTTGGTGTTGCCGGCCTGCTGGTAGTTGCTCTCCTTGGGCTGCGCGAACTTGGCGTAACCGGAGACGTCATACGAGAGCGCCTCCTGGTACGAACCGATTGCGCACGGAGTGCCCCAGGTGGTTTCGACGTTGGGCGCAAGGACCATCTGGCGCAGTTGCGCTTTCTGACCGACAAACGTTGTTGCGGGAAAAAGAGGCGGCACGGGATTCTCCTTCGGTTTGGATCAAAAGTATGGGACTACTTGGCGGCTTCGCCTTCTGTGGGCGCGGAGACCGGCTTCGTTGTCTTCGGCGGGACGAGTGTCGGAGTTCCGGCCGGGGCGGGCGCTGCATCCTGCACGATCTCGAAGAACGGTTTGCCGTACGGAGCGGTCGAGCGAAGCACCTGGTTCCAATCGCTGAACCGCACCGTCTGGACGGCGTCGCCGGTGAAGCTGAGCTCACGTTGGCCGCCATGCACGAGCAACGTTCCGCCGCCGGCAGCTTCCTTGCCGGCTGCGGTAAGACGAACCGAGACTTCCGTGGGATTCATGTGTAAATTACCTCCTCAACTTTGTGGAGCAGCTCAACCGCGTGGACGAGAACGTTGGCGTACATCAGCACTGTGGGACCGTTCACCTGGACTGGCTGGCTCCAATCGAACTGGCCGCCGTACTGACGGTCCTGAAGGGAATCGAACGGCGCGCAGGCATCCTCGATAATCTGCTGAAAAGTTGATTCGCTGGCCTCGCGATCGTTCAGCGCGTAGTAGCCGAGCATCTTGATGTCGTGGATGTGCCGCGTGCAGCCAGTGCCGTCATCCATTTTTTTGGTGGCCGCGCGCGTGATCATCCAGGTGTGGATAACGCCGGCCGCTGGGTCCTTGAAAAGGTCGATGAACTTCTTTCCGTCCTTCGCTTCGCGGATGTAGCTGTACACGTTCTTCACGCTCGCGACGGACTCCAGTCGCGCGGTGACGGCGGTGATGACTTCATTGAGCGGCAACGTTGCCCCCTGCCAATCCCGCTGCGCGCAATGCCTCGGCGATGCCGTGCTCGATAGCCCCAGGCCCGAGCGGTTCGATGGCCGCCTGGGCGCGATCGACCATGTGACGCCCGAGCATGCCCTTCTCCTTCATGTTCGTGGCGATGGCCCACGCGATGCCCAGCGCAGCTTTTGCGTCGTCGACGCCGAACTTGAGCTTGACCCACGGGAGGAGCGCGTTGACCGGCGGCATGTGCGGCGTGGCGCCAGAGTTGATGGGATCCACATACGTGTCCGCCGGCGCTCCCGCCTGGATCGCCAGGCGGCTCAGGAACATGCCCGGCGTAATGGTCGAAAAGTACGAGTTGGCCAGGTTGCCAGTGGCGACGGCGGGCGGCAGACCGTTGTATGGCGAGGCAGTCGCCTCCGTGGCGAGCTGCACGCCCTTGATGCCAAGCGCCGTCAGCCCGGCGATAACACCGCGGTGCGTTGCCTCGCGCACCTCTTCGGTCGCGTTCTCCAACCCGGTGATTTTGATGCTCACCATTAGCGCGTGTACCTCGAATGAACCAGCCGGTCGACGCCGGCAGATCCCATGATGTTGTGCAGGCTGCCGGTAGAGATGGCCGGCGAATCCTGCGCCTCGCCCTTGTCGCCTTCATTCACGCCAAAATGGTTGAAATACTTGCGGCGCATCTCCTTGGCCAGCGTCAGATATTCCGCCGATTTGGCTCGATAGTTCACGGTGTCGGCGCCGATGGTGGAGTCGCCGAACTGCGCCGCGCGCGACGCCATCGACTGAAGACAAAGCGACGCGGCAAAGTCGCAGATCGCATAGAAGTCGCCCTGGTAGATGGTTGAACCGTCGGGCGCGTGCTGGCACGTCCAGGTGACGCGGATGATGTCACCCACCATCGGCACGAAAGAAAGCACCTGGAGCTGGTAGCCGGTGGGCGAGCGATAGATGTTCCAGTCTTCCTGGCGAATCGTCTCCATCGGGATCAGACCCACGGGCCACTCGATCTGCGTAATGAACGAGAATTGCGGATCGAAGGTGCCGTACGCGGGCGGGATCGCGGCGACGGCAGGAGGTCCGGCGACGGCAGCTTGCCCCGGAAAGGCGACCGGCAGCGGCAGGAACGCGGTGCCGTTGCCGGGGATATCCGAGACGTTCACCAGCGGGTTGTCCTTGGAGTAGCGCTGCAGCAACGTCTGCTCGATGAAGCGGTCGATCTCTTCAACCTCAAGCCACTGCTGTTCGTCGCGAATCACAGGAGTGATCGCGTCGACAAAGGGCTGGAGCGGGTCTTGAAGATCGGGCATCGCAGGGCTCGCTTATACGTCGGTTTGAACGATGTGAAGGATGACGGAAACGGACTTCGGAGACGTGGTTGCCGGGACGGCCGTCAGGTCGACGGTGAGAACGTCGTTGGGCAGAAAGCCTTCACCGCCCGGATAGCTGATCGGGCTGCCGATGAACGATCCGGAGGTTGCGTGCGTGGCGGCGCCCTGCGCGATCGAAAGCGCGGTTTGCGTCGGAATCTGCACGCCGTTCTTCTTCACAATGACTGTGGTTGCGCCTGCGCCTGTGCCGGTATCCGAGGCCGTGATTTGCGCGGAGAGAATCCGCATCGGATTGCGCGCGATGAAGGTAGCCAGCGCGACGCCCACGGCCGGCGAAGCCGGAAGCTGAAGGGTGACGTAGCTCTTGCGAAGTTGCTGTACGCTCATGGTTCCTGTCCTCGGAAACATCTGCTGTGAAGAGTGGCGGCCGGAGCGCTGGTTGGCGACTCCGGCCTATCGGTGGAAAATCGGGGTTAGCCGGCGACGACGTTTTTGCCGACGCTGCGGTAATCCTTCATGTTGCCGCCGAAGACATGCTTGACCTTGTACTGGAGCTCATCGTTGGTGAACTGCACGCCCACCACGGGGTTGTTCGCCAGGAAAATCTGTGGCTGCTCCAGCCCGTCGAGGAAGCCGATTTCGAGGAAAGGCGCGAGGTTGGAATCCGTGCCATAGCACCAATCGTTGTCGTCGGTCATCTTCTCGTTCACGATGATGCGCTCGTTGTTCGGGCCGAATGCGTGGTAGAAGCCGTTGCTGCCGGCCGTATCCGTCTGGTTGATGGCGATCGCCTGCCGCTTCAACTGGATCGGGATCATGATCCAGGTGAGCGGGAAGCCAAGCTGCTCGCCGGAGTTGGGCTCGGTCTGCTGAAAGAGCGCGATCTCGGCCAGCGTGAGCGCGTCGTACCCAAACGCGTTTGCGCCCAGGTTGCCGTGCGCCGCGTTGAACCAACTCACACCGTCAGGCTGATAGTTCGGGTTGGCGGTGAAGAAGTTGGTGATGAACGATTTCAACGTCTTGCGTCCGGCGCGAGCCAGCTTGCCGGGAAACCGTGCGATCGCCCCGAGATTGTCGTTGCGGATGGTCTGCTCGGTGATGGTGAGCAGGTTGCCGAAGTTCGACACCTGGTAGTTCATCCGTTCGTCGGTCGGGTAGCCGATCTCGGTGTAAACCGCGCCTTCAGCGACCGGCGAAAGCTCATTGAAGTAGCCGTCGCGCACGCGATCCTGCAGCAGGTAGTTATCGACATCGGCCTTCTCGTACAGCATGTCGAGTCCTTCCATGCCCAGCTCGGCGTATTCCTGGTCGAGCTTCTTGGTCATGGAGTTGAGCAGCAGGTTCGGAAAGTCCGCGGAGACGATCGCTTCAGCAACCCGCTTCATCACGAAGCCGCCGCCGTTGCGGAACGCCGAGAAGTCGCGATCGCCGGTGACGACCATGTACGCCTCACGCACGCCACGGAAGCCAGGGACAGACTTGTCATCGACCTTGCAGCCGAGCATCCGGTCCATGGCGATCTGCATCTTGTCTTCGGTTTCGAGGGTGACGGTGCCGACGGTCGCCACGCGGCCTGTGCTGCTGGCGGCTGCGAACGACTCGCGAACGGCGACAATCTCCGCGTCGAGCTCTTCCTTGGTGCCGGGCGCCGTGGCAAAACGACGGCGAACCAGCTTGCGCGCAGGCTCGGGCAGCTTCGACTCGGTGAGCGCGGCCTCCATCACGTTGACGAACTGGAGCTTCTTCGTCTCCGCCAGCGCGGCGTTGATCGCCTCAATCGCGGAGGTATCCGGAACGGCGAGCGTGGCGGCAGCCTCCGAAACTTTCGTAAAGACGAGCTCCACCTTCGTGGCATCATCGCCGGCGGCGTTCAGTTCGGTGAGCAGCTTGGTGGCAAGCGCGTTATCGCGCACCCGCAGAGCCTCAATCACCTTCAGCATCAACAGCTTGTTCATCGTGTCACCCTCGCGGCCTTTGGCTCCGCTGCTTTGCCTGGCCGGGTGGACAGGCGAACCATGTTTGATTGCGGCCGACTGCGCCGCCGAGATCTCCGCGCTGGCGTCGGCCGAGGCCGCGACACGCATCTCCTGGAGAAAGCGTCCACCGGCTCCGGCTTCGGAGACCTGGTCCACGCTATATAGTTTGCCGAGCTTGACGCCCTTCAGACACTTCTTACCCTCGACCACAGAAGCTTCGAAGCCGATGCTCGCCAGAATCGAGAGCCCGAACATATCCAGCTTCTTCGCTTCGCGCGCCGCGGCCAGCTTCGCACGAAGGCCGGTCTCGCTCTTCAGCAGATTCAGCTTGGCCCGCGCTTCTTGCCCGACGAAGACGCCGTCGGTGTACCAGCCGGCAATGCGATCGGGATCGTCCTCGCCGAAGCCATTCGCCGGATGCTGCCGGCCAAACTTCGCGGAGTTCACCGCTTCCGCTACCTGGGCGACGAGCTCCGGCGTGTAATAGTGCGGGAGCGCCGCACCATTCACCGTGCCGCCGGCCCACCCGGCTTTCATCACCACCACGGGATAAACGCAGTCGTCCCCGTCCGTCGCATCCGCCTCCATCACGAAGCACGCCGATTCAGCTACCGGAACGTAAGCTGTCTCGACCTCCTGCGCATCACCCATCTTTGCGGCGCCGCCGGAGAGCGTGTAGCTGATCTGGTAGAGCGAGCCATCGTCGCGGCTGCGCGCAATCACATAGGACGGGAAGATGTCCTGCAGCCAGAAGCGCTGGCAGCCGTCGGTGTCGTTGCCGAACTGCTCGCGCAGCGCGGCGTCAAGCAGCGACGACCGATCGGAAAACGACATGTCCGCGGCCGCCGCTTCAGCGACCGCGAACCATGCGAGTTGATGCATGCCGAGAGTCATCAGGGTTAGGCCGTGGGCTCTTTGCTGTCGGGATCATTGCTCTTGCCGTCCGCAGCTTTGCCGTCCTTGCCTTTGCCTTCACTGCTCTTGCCGTCGCCCTTCTTCTCGGGCTTCGGTGCGGAAGCGATCTCCGAGGCGGGCACCGGGAAAAGCAGCTTCTGGCCGGCGTTGGTGACGACGACGATGTGATCTTCGCCGCGAACCTTCCGCGTGCCGTGGCCGATGATCTTGTAGGCGTCCGGCCCCTTGCGCTTGAACTCGTCGATGAGGCTATTCGCCTGCTCAAACGTCTCCGGCGGATCGACCTTGACGGCGGCATGCGCGGCGCGGCGCGCGGCCAGATGCTGAGCCTTCTCGTCAGGCTTGTCGCCCTGCTCCCTTGCAGTCCGCTTCAGCGTGTCGGAGTAGGTAGCCTGCCACTTGTCGGCAACATGCTTCGGCAGGTGTGCCGGAGCCTGGGGAATCTTGAGATCAGCCATGAGTCTTTCCTCGTTGAGTGCTTGGGTCGAGTAGGTAGATTGCTAGCTTCGAAAGTAAGTCGCTGGGATGCCTCGAAGACTGCGGCTGAGTACATCATTGCGAGTTGGTAGATTTAGGCGTCGGAGCGCTCCACTTTCAATCCAACGGAGGCCAGCAGATCGCGATCGGACTGGGTCGCCGTCAGCGCCGAATCGTCGACGTATGGAACCGAAACGCAGTGGCAGAAGATGGTGTTCTCCGGGCTTCCGCTTGGGTCGCGCGGAAACATCAGGTCCTCGCCGGCGACGAAGAACGCGTCATCGACGTCACGGATCTGGCCATCGGCCAGGATGTGGCTAAGGCGCGGCACACGCGCGGCCGGGATGTGCTTCCACATCTTCTTCACACCGGGGTTCTGTTTCGCGAGCTCGTACATGCGGGCTTGGCCGCTAATGGAGTGGACGCGGAGCACCTCGTTCATCGCGACGCGCATCGCGCGATCGCCCACCTCGGTGAAGATCCCGCTGAACTTTCCGCCTTCGAGCGCGCGGCCCACCTGGTCGATAATCTCCGGCAGTCCCTGACCTCCGAGAAACGCACGCTGGATGGTGCCCTTGATCTTCGCCGACGCGTCGGCCGAAAGCCCGGTGATGAGGTCGGCCGTGTAGCCCTGGGCGATGCGCACCGTCTGCTGATTGATCGCGCCCAGCGATACCGGCTTGCCCAGCGCCGCGCCGATCGTCGAGCTCACATCGCGCGTTGCCACCTTCGCCGCCGTCTCCTGCAGCGCGTTCACCGCCTTTGTCGCGTCCTGGCTGAAGCGCTGCATCGCTTTATCGATTTCAGCGCGCATCTGGTTGAGCTGCAGCGAGCTGTAGCTTCCGGAGTTCATCTGTGCGAGCCTGCCGAGTATCTCCGCGCCCGCCTTCGCAAGCAGCTCGGTGATCGCAGCTTCGCTCTGGGGCGTAAGCTGAGCGGATCCATTGATGAGCTGCTGGACCTGGGCGGCGTAGAGCTCGGCGCGTCTATCCATCACTGCACCATCGCGTCAGCGGCTGCCGATGCTTTCGGATCAGGCTTCGCGGTTGGATCTTGCAATTGGCCCTTCTGCGCCATCAGTGCGGCGGCAAGGTTCTGCTGCGGGAAGAGCGCATCCTGGTTGTTCGCCTTCGACTGTTCGAGCTCCTCCTGAGCAGCCTTGTACTCCGCGGCCGAGTCGTCGATGACGATACCGAGGTTGCCCATCAACACATGGAAGAAGCGCGCGGCCGTCTCCCCGCGGATCCAGCCGCGATCTTCCGCCAGCGCGGCAGACTCTGCCGCGTCGACCAGGACGTTCGAGGCAGCTGTGAGGTCGCGCACCAGCAGCTCCGGAACCTCGATTGTGTGGTTGGTGTTCACGTTCACGCCCAGCGTGCCGTGCAGCTTTGCCTGCTGCAGCACGAAGGTTGTCATGCGCTTGATGCAGTTCACCTGATGGTTCTGCCTCGTCAGCAGTTTCTTTCCGGTGGGTCCCTGCATTTCCTGCGCCGTGCTGCGGTTGCCGCTGCCTGAGTCCCCAAAGAACCAGTCGGGCAGTCCCGCGCCGCCCAAGCCATACTTCTTCACCATCTCCGCGCCCGCGCTCATGTCCGCGCCTTTGAAGTCCGGCGTGAGCGCCTCGATATCCACCTTGTCGTTGGTCACATGGACGCCGCCCTGCCGTGGCGGATTGTCAGTGATCGACTTCTGATACTTCTCGACGGTCTTCTGGTCCGCACCGTTCAGCGTGTACTTCCACACGAAGCTGTTGAGGAACCGGACCTTGTCGGCGAAGTCGAAGATCATCTGGTCGAAGACGTCGATCCAGTCCGCCAGGCTAAAGAGTTCGGAGAGCCCGCGGCTCGCGCTCATCGCTTTGTTGATGGCGAAGTAGAAGGTCTCCCCGGTCAGATAGCCGTACGACTCCGACATGATGTCTTCGTCGGTGCGCACGATCGAGAGCCGCTTCTGCTCCGGAACGCCCACCTCTTTGCGCAGGCGGACGGCCACCGGAAACGAGACCTCCTGATCGCCGCCCGGAGTCGTCATCTTGCCGTACTCGACCGCGTCGATCTGCATGGGATCGATGTAGCCCAGGCGCACGAAGCCGTCGACCGGATTGACCGTCACCGGAACGCAGAACTCACCGAACGTCGTCAGCTCGTTGCACATCGCCTGAACGCGGTTTTCCATGTCGTTGATCTCGTCGTCCCAGAAGCGATCGACAATGGCCTGCGCCGCTGGATCTTCGCAGATGACCTTGAATCGTTCGCCCACCACATAGCTCGTGATGATCTCGACGATCCGCTTGCCGAACGGTGTGGTGACGGCGAGGAAGAAGCAGACCTGCTGCATGCGGTCGTGCATCAGCGGGTTCAGGTCGCGCAGCGTCTGCGGCGACGTGATGCGTTGGAACTTCGCATCCTCGCCGTCGCCGCTGGTAAGCGCGAACAGCGCTGGGCCGATCGCCTCCTGCGCCTTCAATTGGAGCAGCTTCTTCTCTTCGGCCTGCCGCTCTGCCATCGCGGCCTTCGCCTCGCTCAGGTTCAGCAGCACCATGCCCGCGCTATCCAGCACCGTGTTTCGATTGCGTCCCCAATTCAAACCTAACGCCTTCCCGGCCATAAGCTCTTCCTCGCTCTCTGTACGAATTCGTCCTGTGGTGGAGCTGCGCGCTCGCCCTGATTGCGCGACGCCTGCTGCGCAAATAGCTTCGCGAGCATTCCTCGTCCGGTGTTCGCCGCCCGCTCCCCGACCCCAACGCGCTGCGGCGCCGTCGCGATCACTGGCTGAAAGTTCATCTCGCGCGCCAGGGACACCGCGCTTTCGAGCGCGTCGGCCAGGTCGTCCTTGATCTTGCCCAGGAACAGGAGCTGGTTGATGAGCGCCTGCTGCGTTCCATCCAGGCAGAACTGGATAGTACCGTTCTCGACCAGCGAGCTGATCTTCGCGATGCGCATGAATTTGTCGGTAAGGTGCGACACACCCACCACGTTCATATAGCGTCCGGTGGTTGTGCTGATCTCATCGATCGTCTGCTTCAGTGCTTCCTGGTACGCCTGGTCCTCGATGCCGACGACTGCCGGCCTGTGCTCGTCCCACAAGTTCACGATGTAATTCACTTGCTGGGTGAAGGGCATCTTCTTCTGCTCCGCGAGCATGACGAGTATCTTGCCGTTCTCACGAATGCCGACCATCACAGTACCGAAGAAGTCTGCTTTGCGCTTCAGGCTGATCGCCGGATCGTGGTAAGTCACCTTCTCTACGGCAAAGTTGGATAAGTCCTCGCGGAAGTATTGGTGCTGCTTGATCCAGTTCTCCTGGAAGAACTGTGTCTCGGACGAGATAGGAAGGTTGCGAAATTCCTGATTGAAAAAGACGGAGCCTAAGTCACCTTCCTTCAATCGCAACGATTCGAGATCCCACTTCGCCGGCCAGAGTACCGACTCCGGGGTCCAATCGAGGTCCACGGCCATGTACCGCCGCTTCACAAATCGCTTGAACTTACTCTCGTCGAGTAACTCCGAAAGGAAAGAATCGTAGTGGAGGATGGTGCCGACCACACAAATCTGGCAGTATTTTCCCAGATTCATGACGGTGCCCTTGAACCAGCGGATGAGTTTCTCGCGCGAGTCCGGGTTATCGACAGCCTCTTCGTTCTCAAGGTCGTCGCAGATAACCAGGTCCGGACGCCACATGCGATAGCGCAGACCGCGAAGGCTCTGACCGGCACCGCGCGCCACGATGGAGATTTGCGTCGAGGTGCGGCAGTCGTTGACATCCCACTTCTTATCGCCGATCAGGTCGCCGAAGTCCTTGCGCAGTTCGTCGTTGGTCTCCAGCTCTTCCTTGATGGCGGCGAGCTGCAGCGCGGCCTGTGGCTGAGTGTCGCTGATCAGGACGATGAAGCGCCGCTTCTTGTAGCAGATGCAGTAGAGCGGGAAGATGACCGAGACGACGGTGGACTTGGCGTGCTCGCGCGGCGCGGCGATCGCGGCAAACTGCTCCGTGAGCAGGATGCGATAGACCTCCTGGTGGAAGTCCGCGGGCGGCGTGAACTCGCCCGACTTCGGATCGATCATGAAGTGGACCAGGTACTTCACCGCGAACTCGGTGATCTCCTGCGCTACCTCCCAGGCCTGGGCAAGCAGCTCCTCCGGATCGGTCTTTTGCAGCGCGACGATTTCAGGATTGATGCCGAACGCAGCGCGGATCTTCGCGCTGGCGGCATCAAGCCGCTGACGCTTCGATTTGCCTTGCGAAGGCCTCTGCGCCATTCGACATCTCCTGTACGAGCTCGTCCTTGATGGGGTCCAGCACGGCGCGGACGGCGTCGCGTGTCCTCAGCTTCTTCAGCAGATCCACGACGGCCTGCATGTACACCTCGCGCGGATCGCCGGACTGCGCCGCGATGCGCGCCCGATCCGTCTCGCTCTTCGCGATCTCCGCCTCGATCTTCCGCTTCGAGAGCGTCAGCCGCTCCATGCGCATCATGGCGAGGGTAAGCTGGTTGAGCCCCTTGATAAACATCACGCGGTCGCCCACAGCCGAGGAACGCGCCAGTGCGAACACCTGGTCGCGCATCGCGTTCACCACCGCTTCGTTGCCGCCTTCGATGCCAGTGGATGCGAAGAGCTGGGCGAACTCCCGCGCTGCCTTGCCTTCGGCGAGCGTCTGCTCCCGCGCCTGCTCGATCCGCACGTCGAACCATCGCTGCAGGCTGCTCGTGTTCAGCCGGCATTCGGGAAAGAGTTCGAGTACAGGTGTTTCGAGCGAATCCCAATCTATGAACCCGCCGCCATCCGTAAGAAAGTCTTTGCTGTAGGGGCGCGCGCTTTGCTTGGCGATCTGCACCCACGTCTTGCCACCTGGGTCGCGAAGCTGCTCGATTGCCTGGTGAACGACCGGCGGCAGCCGATCCAGATTGAACGGCTGCCGCGTCAGCCTGGCAACGCCAGTCTTCGCACGCTTGCCCGATTTGGAGATGGGCTTTGTCATTAGTCGAAGAGCAGGTCGTCGTTGCTCTGCCTGCGAATCACCACGGTCAGGCCGCGTGGCGTCAGCTCGATCTCGCTCAAGGTGACACGGTCATTCTCGTCGGAGAAGCCCTGCCGGTACTTGATGTAGTCCAGAACGCACAGATCCTGCAGCATGGTAATGACGGCGTTCCGCCCCATCTGCATTCCCAGGTCCTGCATCGCAGCCCAAACGCCAAAGTCGTCCAGCCGCTGGAGCTGCTGCTGGTGTCCTTGGCGGATCATCTTGAGGATGACCACCCTGCGCCGCCTGATCTGGCGAATCTCTGCATCGGTGCCGCTCATGAACCGTCCCTCCCTCGCGCCTTCTCATCCAGCTTTACGTGTAGACCCTTCACCGCATCGACCAGCGTGGCCAGCGTTTCGTCCTGTTTATCGAACCGCTCATAAAGCGAGGGGAACTCCTGAGCGGCGTAGATCGCCAGCCGTCTCACTTCCTCGCCCTGCCGTCCGCCCTGCTCCGCCAGCTTCGTCAGCGCGTCGGCGGTGCGCGTGCTTGCTTCGGCCTGGGTCTTCGCGGTACCAACCCAAGCGTTCATCGCGTCGCGCGCCGTGTCGATCGACTTCGAGGCGAGCTGGTAAACGAGCCACACCACCAGTCCGACGACCAGAGCCCAAGGTCCCCACGCCTTCAGCACGTCGAAGCCTTCGCGCGGGTCCTTTCCGAACACCTGGGCGATCTCCAACATCAACCCAAGGCCGCCGCCCGCCCCGATTCCGAGAACCAGCGCACCCTTGAACCAGCCGGTCTTGACGGCCATCCGCAACCTGCCGTCGCTGCTGCGCAGCTCTGAAGCAATCTGCATCAGAATTTTCCCCCCGAGATGACAGATGGCGACTGTCGCGGGATCGCGTCGTTGACTACCGCGACAACCTGCTCTGGCGCTCCGGCCGCGAAGCCCTGGATCAGGACCGGTTCGACTGCCGCGATCGCGCCGGCCTTATTGCCCAGGCGAAGGTCCACGCCGGCCGTCGCCACCGCCTGCAGGGCGGACAGCATCTCGGACTGATGACGCTCCGTCTTGGCACTGAATCCGCAGATCGATACGCCGAAGCCAACCAGCGTCATCCCATCCACGACACTCACCTTGCCCAGCGCCACGCCGGCCACGCCGGCGGCGATCAACACGCCCCCGCCGAGGATCGTCTTCTTCCCCTGGAACCAGGTGCGGACACTCGCCGCGAATTGCTTCAATCCAATCATCTCGTTCCTCCGCCCGTCGCCGGGGTCATGTCGCCCTCTACACCGCCCAGCCGTCGCACGGAAAAATACCGTGCAGGCCTGCACTCCTATTTCCGATACCTACCCCACCTTGAAGCGCCGCGAACGCGTCCTGAGAGCCGGGACACTCAACGCCCAGGAACCACAGCCGGAGCGAACACCCCGGCCGCCATCGCCAGCAGCGAGAACACGACGGCGAAGTACACGATTGCCTGCATCACTCTTCCGGTTCGCTGCGACATTTCACCCCCTGTACCCGGCGCGTTATGCGTTGGTCTAAGCCGCACCTCCCGGATGCGAACGGTAGAACCCGTCATCACCGCCGTCCCGCGGTTCGGAGTCCCTCTGGTGAGCCTTTAGAGCCCTGCGGCCGTAGCCAGCCGGAAAGCTCGGTTCAGGTCGACGCCCTGGGCATCGGCCTCCTGCTGCAGCACACGCTGGTCCATGTACGGCCGCAGCTTCGCCAGGTGGATCGTGTTCTTTTCGCGCAACTGGACGAGCTGCGCCGTCGTCAGCGTCGGCGCGAGCAGCCCGAAGACTACCGTCACCACCGTCAGCAGGCCCTTCAGCGCGGCCAGAACGGTATTCTGCAGCGCCACGTTCTTGATGCCGGTTGCGTTCAACGTCGCCGTGTTGATCTGCCCTTCGAGCGTCGTGATCGCCGCCTGAATCTGCGCCAGCACCGACGCCGTGGGATTCTTCAGGTAGCTCGCCGTCAGCGCCTGCAGCAGGTCGGCCCCGGTCGTGAATGCCGTATCCGCCACGCCAATCACCGCGGCATCCGCCGGCACCAGCGCGGAGATGGTCGCGGCCACCGTCTGCGCCCCGGCAACCACCTCGGGAATGTGCGTGTTGATCTCGGTGACGATCTGTAGCGTCGTCTGCTGCTGGGCCGGCGTGCAGCCCGTCAGCGTCACGGCGCAAATCAGAGCCAGCGCGATGCTGGATCCAAGGTGAGTCTGTACCCCCTTCAACTTCTCTCGAAACTTCATGGTGCATCTCCTTTGGGTGCTGCGAACTGCGGTGGGACTAACCTTGGGGCGCGGGCTGCGACGAAAACCACGCGAGAATTTGGCTCTCGACGTAGCTCTCTTCCACGAAGAACGGTTTCTTCGTCACGCTGATGTGCAGCAGCGCGGCGCCATCGTAGATGTAGGTGAGGGTGACGCCCTGCCGCGTGAGCTGGCCGCTGGGGAGCGCCACCGTGATCTTGTAGTTCTTCTTGATGTTGGCGACCGCAGCGGCAAGCTGCTCGGGCGTAAGCGAGATCTGCATCAGGCAGCCGCCTTCTGCGCCCCGGAACCGATGCCAGGCCCGGCGACGCGGCGCATGAAGTCGTTGCACTCGGTGCGGCGCCTGAGCCAGCACGCCGGGCAGAAGAAGAACAGCAGCTTGCGGTACACCTGTGCCGAACCCTCGACCATCGTCGTCGGGCACAGGCTGCAGGGAATCTGGCGTCCCGCCTCGTTGGATTTCCGTCGTCTCATCGTCATTGCACCTGCGCGTTCGGGGATGCCGGCACAGCCGGGGCCGGGACTTCGGGTTCAGGTTCAGGAGCTGGCGCGAGGTCATACTGGTACAGGTTGTGCTCGCGCATCAGCGTCATCAGGTCCGCGCCGTAGGTTGGGCTCGTGCTGTAGCCGCAGCGCTGCAGGTCGACGGCAAACACGTCCGGGTGCGCGACGGCGAGCATCGCGGGTTTGTAGCGCGCGGAATTCGCCAGCAGGCTGGCATGCGCGTCGAAGCAGCCGGTCTCCGTCGTGAACTTCGCGAACAGTGCCTCGACGATCACGCGCTGGCCGTTTTCGTACTCAGCCGTTGGAAATTCCTCATACGTGTTCGGCGCGGCCAGGTGCGAAGCCTTGATGCCGAAGAAGTTCTTGCATTTGACGCTGAGCTGCGACGTGCCCCAGGTGCTTTCGGTGCACCACTGCGCCAGCGTCACCGACGCGGGAACCCGCCACACGCGGGCGGAGGCCTGCGCGGCAGGGACCACGGCTAGTAGTCTCGCAAGCTGTTCGGGCGTCGCCATCCGCGTCTCCTCCTGCGGAGTCACGTCTGGGCTGGATCATCCAGGCTGCTAGCGCGCGGTTGGCCCCGGCGCGATAGCAGGCGGTCCTGGTATGAGCTCTGGCGATTCTCCGCGACCTCCTTTCCTCTCCGAAAGTTAGTAGCAGCAAGAACGGCTAGCCGGCCGTGAGACCGTGATTGGAGACTAGGGCGCACACCCCACACTCAGTCTGCGGGTAAGTAGAGAATTGCGAGTTAGTAGATTGACCCAGCGAAAAGCCGCCCAGACGTGGGCGGCTTTCTAGTCGCGAGTAGCGTTAGTCGGGCTCCCAGACGCCGTCCATCTTATGCATCCTGATTGCGGCAAGCACAATCCGACGCTTGGCGAACCTTCGGTCCTCGCAACGTTCATACGAATCACCACTTATTTCGACCGTAATTCGGCAGGTACTAGTGACCTGCAGCACCTCGGAGGTAGCCCGCGCTATTGAGCGCTCATAATCGGACGCCGCCATGCGGCTTAGTAACCCCATAGCCTCCTTGGCCCTCTGGAGCTGAGCGGCGTAGGTCGACTCCGGCGCTGTGCAATCAGTCCCGTCATCCGCATCAATTACGGTCTCCACCGCCTGGGTGAACTCCGGCCGAAGCGGCGGCGCGGCGGTAGAACCTTGGGGTGGGTTCGACTGGGCGAAGCAGGAAGATGCGGCAAGGAACAGACAGCAGAGGATTCTCATTAGTGCCTCACTTTCGTTTTGGAGCAGGCGGGTCAGAAATGATCTTCATGACCTTGGCAATTATCCGCCAGCCGTCGCCCTCGCGGAAGATACGAATCGGATGACGGGGTGATGTGTTCTGCGGGACCAATAGATACACCCCCGCGTCCCGGCGAAGCCACTTTATGGTCAGGCCGCCCTCGGCGTCGACCGCTACGACCATTTCGTCCTCCAATGTGGCCGGGTCGCGCTCGGCCACGTTGATGATAACGAGCGCCCCCTCGGAGATGATGGGAGCCATCGAGTCCCCTGTAGACCTCACCCCGAAGAGCCGCCCCGACTTGGGGAACCAGTTGCGTGGGAGAGAAAGCGTGAAGGCGGCGCTGTCCGGATCCACCGCACGCGGCGTCCCCGCAGCAGCGGCGTCTTTGAGCACGGGGATATCCCGCAATCCGCTCATCTCGTCATCGACAGCGAACTGAGCCAGCCCGGCCTCGCCGACCCATATCGCACGCTCTGTCTCATCAGAGTGCTTCGCGAACTTTACGAACGCCGTGGGCGTGGGTCGACTATCGCCCCTTTCCCAGAGTGAAACCAAGGACTGGGTCACGCCAATTGCTTGAGCCAGTTGGGTTTGGTTCCAGCCTCGCGCCTTCCGAAACATCCTGATTCGGTCTTTCAGGGGCAGGGGCGCAAAGCCCTCTATCGGGTTTTTCGTATTTTCCATTGACAAGTTATGAATTCGTTCGTAGTGTTGTGAAACCGAATAGGAGCCCCAACTTTTGGCACGCAAAACTCTGAACTTGAAGCATAGCAAGGAATACCCCGAGATCAGGCGACTGCTTTTGTCTAGAGGCCTGTTCAGCAGGGTCGCGAAAGACCTCAACCTGAGCGTTAGCCACGTCATCCGCGTGGCCAAGGGCGAGAGCCAGTCGAAGCGCGTACTCGACGCTATTGTCTTGGAGGCGCGTCGGATCGAGCGCCAGACGGAGCGTGCTGCATGAACGAACGCACTCGGCTCCAATTGCAATACGCCAACGCCCTCTACCATGCCGCCGTGTTCACCCGCGAGGCCGAGATCGCCAAGTCCCTGCTGGACGCCATGGCGAACGAAGAAGCGGAGGCCCGCTTCGGCAAAACACCGGCCTCGGCTCAACTTCCATGCGGGGAGGACAAATGAGTTCTTCACGCACTCAGTGTCGCGTAGGCGACTCAACGGGGTCACTGGAAGAGTTGGGGCAAAAAAGTGCCAGCCCCGGTAGCCTAAACGACGATTTGCTGGTACGGAGCGTGGTCACACGTTCCATCAAGTTGTCTGGCAAGAGTCGCGCTCATATCGCGGACGAGATGAGCGAGCTTCTCGCGCTCAATGTGACCGAGCGAATGATTACCTCGTTCACCGCTGAATCGAAAGAACTTCATCGCTGGCCGGGTGCTTGGGACCGCGCCTTCTGCCACGCAACCGGCGACAACCGACTCCTCTATTGCCGCCTTCAGGCCGCCGGGCTCCGGGTAATCACGCAGGAAGAAGAAAAGCTGCTGGAGATCGGACGGCAGTATCTCCGCCGCAAGCACGCCGAAAAGCGCATCAGCAGCCTGGAGCTGGACTTCGATGGGGTAGATCTGTGAGCAACGCCGTCAAGAACAGCCGCCACGAAGAAGCCACCACCTACCGTCGCGAATTGAAGACGGCTCTGTCGCGCTCAAGTCTCTCCCGTGCAGCGATAGCGGAAGCGCTAACCTCTGCCACCGGCGACCGGGTCACAGAGAGGCGAATCAACGCCTACCTCGCAGAATCCAAAGAGGAATATAGATTCCCCGTTGAGTTAGAGCTGCCCCTTTGCGAGATCCTTGGGGATTACTCCCTCATGGAACTCCGTTGCCGCCGCGCGGGTTTTCGAATGATTGGGCCTGAGGAAGAGAAGCTTATTGAAATTGGGCGCGCATTTCTCCAGCAGGCAGAAGCGCGGAAGGTGCTTCGGAGGGCGAGCAAATGACGGCCGCCGCGCTCTCCTGGTTCCCAACGCCTGCGCCGGAGCATTCGGCGTGCGGCCTGCAGCTGACCCGCGCCGACATCCTGCATCTGACCGGGATCTCCGCCAAGACGTTCGAGCGCAAGACGCAGCAGCCGGGTGTGATCGCCGTGACGCCCAGCGGCAACGGGCGCAATGGCAAACCGATCCGTCGCTATCTGGTGGCCTCGCTACCCGCGGATCTCCGTGACAAGGTGCTGGACGCTTACCACGCGCGGCCGAAGCCGGTTGCGGTGCTGGATGGCAAGGCGCTTCGCAAGGCTCAAGCTGCTGCTCCTTTGTTTTCCCAGGGCCAGTTCGCCGCACAGGAGCAGCTCACCGCAGAGCGTGCGGGCCACGGGGGTGGCCCCGCTCTGCTGGCGGAACTTTCGCCACGCGATCGCAAGCGCGCGGAGTCCCGCCACGCCGCCATCCTGCCCCTGCTCGAATACGAGCTGCCGGGCCGGCGCATGGTCTACTCCGCCCTGCGGCTGCAGGATGACACCGCTGTCACCACCAAAGACCTGCTCGCGCGCTACCTGGCCGAGACCGTGAAGGTGGAAGGCAAACCGGTGAGCCCGCGCACGCTGTGGAACTGGGTCAAGCTGTGGCGCCAGGGCGGCGATGCCGCGCTCGGACGCAAGCCGCGCAAGGATCGCGGAACCTCGAACTTCTTCACTCGTTACCCCGCCGCCGCGCGCCTGGTCGAAAGCGAGTGGCTGAAGCCAAGCGCCAGCTTTACCCGCGCGCAGAACGCCCTCTACCGCGACCAGGCGCTGCTGCGCATCCCGGACGCCGAGTTGCCCGACCTGAAGACCGTCACGCGCTACCTGAAGGCGTTGCCGAAGCCCGCCGCGCTGCTCGCCCGCCACGGCCAGAAGGCATGGCACGACAAGTGCGCGCCACACGTCACGCGCAAATACACCGACATCCCGGCCAACGGCGTCTGGGTGTCGGACCACATGATCCACGACGTGGAGGTGCGCAACGACTGCTTCGCCGGCGTGGCGATCGACGCGCCGATGAGGATCCGCTTCACCGCGATCATGGACATGCGCTCGCGCAAGTTCGTCGGCTACTGCTGGGCTGCCGAGGGCGACTCCCGCTCGATCGCCGCCGCGCTGCGCAACGCCGTCGCCCGCTACGGTCCGCCGGAGCTCTTCTACTGCGACAACGGCAAGGACTTCAAGAAGGCCGCGAAGGGCACGCAGCGCCTGCGCTTGACGCCGGAGCAGAAGCAGGAGGCCTACCGCTTCCTCGAAGCGACGGGCGCGCTCCAGCAGCTTGGTATCCCGGTCCAGTTCTGCCGCCCCTACTCGGCGCAGTCGAAGAACATCGAGCGCGGATTCGGCACCATGCACGGCGACTTCGACGCCATGTTGCCGCATTACACCACCGGCAACGCGTACACACGGCCGGACCAGACCATCCTCGCCGGCGCGGAGCATCGGCGCCTGCTGAAGTTCGGCCTGGGCGCGGCGTCCAAGCTGGTTCCCGCCAGCCAGTTCATCCGCTTGGCGCAGACCTGGGTGGAGCAGGTCTACAACGCGCAGCACGCGCACACCGGCAAAGGCATGGACGGACGCACCCCCAACGCCGTCTTCGACGAGCTGTACCCGCCCGCGCAGCGCCGCACCGCCAACCCGGAGATCCTCGCCACGCTGCTTTACGAGCGCCGCAAAGCGCTGGTGCGCAAGACCGCCGTCACCATCGACGGCGAGCGCTACGCTCCCGCGGTCGCGGACCACGAAACCTACGGCCGCTTCTACCAGCTCAACGACCGCAGCGTGACGCTGGCCTTCGATCCGCTGGACCCGGTCGAGGCCGTGGCGATCGACGACCAGGGCAACCGCTACCGGCTGGAGCGCGAGCGGCAGACCGAGCACCCGGCTGGCTCGTTGACGGCGCAAGCGCCTGAGACTGCCGCGCTCATCGCCGCGACGCTGCAGACGCGCAGCCGCCTGCTCTCCGCGACCGCCGGCACGGTGAAGCGGATCCACAAATCCGTTGCCGAGGCCGGCCACAAGACCGACCTGCAACACCTGGCGGAGCTCGCCGCCCAAACGAATCCGGTGGATGAATCGCTGATTTCGCAGCGCCTCATCCGCCAGAACACGCGCCCCAGCGAGGACGCGCGCGCACCCAAAAGCAGTCACGACATCGCCGCTGAATTCTTAGGAGAACTCTTAGCATGACACCGACCAATAACTACACGGCCGCGGAACGGCGACAGCAGCTCGCCGCCAACGCCACAGACCGCACCGCCTGCATCGCGGAGATCAACGATTACATGGCCCGCGCCGGGCTGCACCGCGACGACTTCGCCCGGCGCATCAACTACAGCCCCAGCACCATGCGGATGTTCCTCGCGGACAACTACCACGTCATCAGCGGCAACGCCGAGCACATCATGCGCGAGGCCCGCGCCTACATCGCCTCGCACCCGGTGACGGCACAGGTCTCCATCCACGGCGAGCTGTTCGAGACCGCCAACGTGCGCATGCTGCGCGATACCTTCGAATCGCTGCTGCCGCGCCCGCGAGCCTTCATGGTGTACGCGCCGCCGGGCTCGCAGAAGACCTTCGTGCTCGAACACCTGGTCTGCGAGTTGAACGCCCGCGAGATGTCCAGGGGCGCGGAGGGTGCGCGCGCGATCTACGTCTACGCGCGCCAGGGCATCAAGCCGCAAAGCCTGATGAAGCGAATCGCCCAGGCCTGCGGTTCGTCCACCTCGGGCGACATCGATCGCATCCTGAATAACCTTCACCACGACCACGCCGGCCGTCGCGTCATCCTCACGCTGGACGAGGCGCAACACCTCTCGCTCGAATGCTTCGAGGTCATCCGCGAGCTGCTGGATCGGCTCGGCTTCAGCCTGCTGATCGCCGGGTCGCACGATCTGTTCCTCATGTTCGAACGCAGCAGCGCGCGCATGGAGCAGTGGAACAGCCGCATCGTGCGCAAGGTGCGGCTGCCGGGCTGCGGACTCGAAGAGGCCAGGGGAATTGTGGAGCGCGAAGTCGGCGCCATCCTCGACAGCCGCAACCTGGGCGCGAAGCGCGAGCGCGTCATCGCCAGCCTCATCAGCGGCGCCACCGTGACGGACGCCTACACCGCCGTGAAGCCCGGCGAGAAGAAGGCCCAGTACATCAACATCCGCACGCTCTGCAACGCGCTCGACGACGTGAAGATGGGCGTCGCCAAGTCGCATCCGGGACCCGTTACTCCCGCAGCCCAAATCAATTAGGAGAAGCGCCGCATGAAAGCCTCACAGAATATCCGCCAGCACGACGTCTACGTGTCCATCGACTCCGACGGCGATAGCGAGGTCGCCTACGTCATGATCGTCCGCCAGAAGCGCATCGTCCGAGTCATCGACTTCGCCTTCAAAACCTTGTTCGTGCTGGTCTGCGCAGCCCTCGCCTGCGATGTTGCGTGGGCGTGGTACAGCGGCGTCTTTGATCGGCTGGTGCGCTGATGGCGACGACTGCTTATTGCTCCGGTTGCGGACAGGCTCAGGCGGTGGACGCACACTGGCGCGAGCTGACGATCAGCTCTGTCGGTGTGCTGAAGGTTTCACCGCCGTTTGAGCCGCAGCTCGGCGATTTCTTTCCAGAGTCAGTCCTTTGCTGCGGCCAGGGCTCGGCACTCGCCCTGATCGAGCGCTACCTGCACAACGGCACCTTCGAGCCCGCTCAGGCTCACATCCCCCAACCCCAACCCGCCACCGAAGGAGACTCCGCACGATGAACCCGCTGATCGAACTCAACCAAGCCCCCGACGTACCTACGCCCTCGCTCGACGTGAAGTCGTTCGATAACGACTGTGGCAAGTACCTCTACTGGAAAGGCATTCGCGAGGGCGCGAAGAAGGAAGAGGACGCGTTCAAGGACAAGGTGCTCGCCGCGCTGCTCGCCTTCGGCACCGTCCCGGATAACGCCCCCAAGTCCAAGCGTCTCACCTCGTCGGCGCACGTCGCCACCGCAACCACCAGCACCACGGTCGAGATCGACGACGACGCGACCGCCAATCTCCGCGATCTGATGCGCGAGGCCCGCCTCGGCAAGTTCTTCGGCAACCTCTTCACCGAGCGCAGCGAGTTCTCGCTGGTGAAGGATGCGCACCGCTTCATCACCACGCACAAGTGGCCGAAGAGCGCCGCCGACTCCATCCGGCTCGCCTACCTGCGCTGCTTCTCCGCGAAGACCAGCTCTCCGTCGCTCACCGTCGAGACGCAGGAAGAGATCACCCGCAAGGCTGAAGAGGCGTTAGCCGAACTAGCCGCCAAAGCCGCCAAGGCTGGAAAGAAGGCCGCCTGATGAAGCTCAACAGCGCCGAAATGGTCGTACCCGAGGAGCGCGAGGTCACGGAAGACGACAAGCGCGATTGCCGCCTGATCACCCTCTTGCTCTGCAACGCGAAGTTCCTGCAGGGCATTCAGAAGTCGGCGAAGGACAAAACGGACCCAGCCGCCAACATACACATTCTTCTCCAGGGTCTGCTGGGAATCTGCGAAGGCGACGGCGATCGGTTGGAGCGCGATGCCATTACCTTGGCGCGGGAACTGGGAATGAACGTTGCGCAGCACAACGTGCACCCCGGATCGGCGGTGCCGCAATGAAGCTGGCCGACCGCAACACTACCGAGTACCTGACGACCCTGCGCACGCAGCTTTAGTCCATCCGCCGCCACTGCAAGACCATCGCCGATCGCGACACCCGCGAGGAGAACGGAGTTCTGAAACCATGAATCAGCCCACCAACGCATCCCGCATCCGTCATCATCTGCGCCATCGTGGCCTGCGCCGCGCCGGCTCGGCTGCCATCTACTCGGTCGTGCTCGACGGCGAGAACGCGCTCTGCCTCACGGAGCCGCAGCTCGACGCCTGGTGGCACTCGCTCAGCCCCGAAGACAAGGCCGAAATCTACGAGCAGCACCTGGGCGACGGCGTGGAGCGCTGCCGCTTCTGCGGCTGCACTGAAACCCGCGCCTGCGTCACGGACGGCCAGCCCTGCTGCTGGCTGGACCCCAACCACACCGTCTGCAGCGCGCCGGCATGCGCCACCCGCTACCACGCCGAGGTATTCGACCAGGTCTTCCACGGCGGCCCGCAGAAGGTCATCTCGAAGCCGTTCTTTGGTCCTGCAATCGAGGACGTGGCGATGCTTTGCGGACGAGTTGATCTGCTTCAGCAAATAACTGATGCGCTCAGAATGCAGCAGCCAGGAGGCAACGATGCGACTGTCTAACCTCAACGACCTCCAGCTCCAGGCGCTTGCCGAGTCGATGCGCTCGATCGGCAGCAAGCTGATCGACCCCGTCGCGCTCGAAGAGCTGATCGACCGCCGCGCCGCCATGTCGCCCATGCGCGCAGCCGAGATGACCTTCGCCTACGAACGCGCGACTGGCGTCATCGAGTCGAGCTGTCTGACGGTAGAAGTTCCAGGAGATGACTACACCTGGTACGACCTTGCCACAGCGACGGACGATCTCGACGATGAAATCGCATACCTCGACTCGCGACGGCTGCTGATTCGTAGCGGCTCCAGCCTCATCGCATTCTGCGACGAAGGCGAACCGCTCGGGGAGGTGGCCTGATGCCGGCGTACAGCTTCCAGAAGCAGTTCGTCGGTCCGGTGGAGCGTGGCGAGAAGACGCACACGATCCGCGGCAAGAGGAAGTCTCGCCCGAAAGCAGGGCAGAGATTCGTCGGCTACTACGCCATGCGAACGAAGCAGTGCCGCAAGCTGCTCGATTCGACGATCACGCGGGTGCAGGACATCGGCATCGAAATCGGCTCCCTCTACTGCGACTACATCGCAGGTGAGCACGTTGTCCTCGTGCAGCCGCGAATAGCAATCGATGGGGACGGCTTAGCTGACGACGAGATGGAGGCGCTGGCGCGCAGGGATGGCTTCTCGGACTTGCGCGCCATGATGCTCTTCTGGCCGCGCGAAGTCCTGCCATTCCACGGCGACCTCATCCACTGGAAGTTCCCGGCGGACCAACCCTCCACGCACCTCTAACCCGGCCCGATTCCAAGGAGAACACGATGAAAACCGTAAAGATGATTCTGTGCGCTGCACTGCTACTGGGCCTCACCGGCTGCGTCCACGCAAACCTGCACTTCGAGCGGCTGGGAGGCCCCGTCCATCCAGGCCCACACCCGCTCGCGAAAAGGGGACGGTAATGGCGGACATCATCAGAACCTGGCCGGCCGCAGTGCCCGCTAAGACCGTCGCCGAGATCTTCAGCGACATCCCATTCGGCGATTTCTACTTCACGCTCGGCCGCGGCAAGCCGAAGCAGCCGATCGAGCGCCTCTGGTGGACCTACCAGGGGCGCATCCTCGGCAGCTTCAAGGTCAAGCGCATCGTGCAGAACGACGGAACGCTGCCGAGGCTGTCACGCCTCGACGGCCAGGAGAGCGAGTGGCATATCCGGCCCGATCACTGGGTCGCGATCTGCACCTCGGGCTGCGACCGCATCCGCGAACGCGTCTTCTACAGCGGCTTCCGCGGCTTCCGCTACTTCGACTTCAACAGCTACAAGAACACGCCCGCAGCGGGAATACGGCTATGAGCGCGCTCCGCATGAGGAAGCCCATCGAGGCGAACGACGGCAGCTACGGCGGCATGGTTCTGGCGGCGTTCGATGCGCTTGCCGCACCACCAACCCAAGGAGGACTGATGGCAATCGATACCGACTTCGAACGCGAGCTACACCGGGGGATGCAGGCGCCCCCGCCGGGCAGTCTCTTCGAAACCTACGCCCACCGCGCGGCGCGCCGCGTGGACGACGTGATCGCCGGCCGCGACTGCCCGTTCCCGCCCGACCCCGAGCACGTCCAGCTCCTCGTCATGCTGCGCATCCACCAGGGCCGCCAGCGCTCCGTCCCGCTGCTCGCCCTGGTCGAGCGCACGCACTCCACGCCGCGCGGCGTCAAGCAGCTCGTGCACGATCTGCGCATGCACTTCGGCGTGCTCATCTGCAGCGATCGCGGGGGCGACGGCTACTGGATCGCCGCCGACCCCGCCGAGGTGGAAGAGACGCTGAAGCCGTATCGCGCCCAGGCGCTCAGCGAGCTGCGCCTCTGCCTCGCCATGCAGCGCGGCTCCATAACCACCGATCAGTTTGCCAACCAGCTCCGCCTGGAGCTGCTCGAAGGGGAGGCCGGCCTTGCCACTACCAAATAATCGCCATGAGATGCGCCGCGCCGGCTACCAGTTCCTCGCCGCGCGCCCTTGCCGCGGGAAGCAGTGCAGGCGCCCCATCGAGCTGTGGCGCACCACCAACGGCGTCACCATCGCGCTCGATCCGTCGAAGGGCGACTTTGACGAGTTGACGATGCACGCCGTCAACTGCCCCAGCCGCGAGGAGCTGAAGGCCGAAGCGCAGCGCAAGGGACCGCCGAAGCCTCCGCAGCCCATCGCGCCCATCCGCGGCGGCGTGGGCGTGCGCAACGCGCCGGGCGTCCCGCTGCTGGGCACCGCGGAGTTCGAACGCGAGCTCGCCAGCCTGCGCCAGCGCTCCGGCGCGATCGCCGCCGTGCTGGTCTACGACACCGCGTCCATCTGCGCGTGGAAGCAGCCGCTCGACCCCGAAGACGCCCGCAACAGCATGATCTCGGCCGCCAACTTCACCCGCGACGCCATCCGCAAAGAGCGCGCCGGAAAGGCTGGTGAGTGATGCCCTGGATCGACACGCCACACGGCTCCATGCACATCTGCACGCGCGGCGCGAAACGCAAGCGCTGCCACTTCTGCAATCGTTTCGCGGACAAGCTCTGCGACTTTCCGGTGCGTCCCGGCAAGACCTGCGATGCCGACATCTGCTCGCGCTGCGCAACCAGCGTCGGCGAAGACCTGGACTACTGCCCGCGCCACAAAGTCCAGCAGCCGGCCCAAGCCTCGCTGAAGCTCGAAGGAGTCGCGTGATGATCTGCCCGCGTTGCCATCGCGACATCAAGATTGCGCCGCAAGACTACTGGGCGGTGAACGCGCACCTGGTCGAAGTCGCCCAGGCTTTCGAGCAGCGCGGCAACCGCATCGAGCTGCAGCTCTTCAACGCCAACGCCGCGCTCGACCGCCTACACGCCGCCAACCAGAACCTGCGCGACAAGCTGAAGGCCGCAAACGATCGTGCCGACGACCTCCGCGCCCAGCTCCGCGAATTCAAGACCGAGCGACGCGGCCCCGTCGCCGTAACCCGCCCGATGAGGAAGACCGCATGAGCCGACAACGCCGCACCTTCGAACCCGACAGCATCCGCGAATCTCTGCAGCACAACCTGGTCGACGGCCTGCGCGCCATCGCCGACGCCATCGAGCGCGGCGAGCTGGACGCGCGGCTCACGGCCGTCAACATTAACGGCTGGGCGAAGGACGACCGCGTCAACGTCGTGGTGAGCGTCACCCTCTCGGCTGATTTGGTCGACGTCGGTTACTTCGGCCACACGCGGCTGGTGCCGCCCACGATCGAACTCCCCGCGCCGCCGCCTTCGCTCGCCATGCAGCCCGGAGCAGGAGCTCAACAGCAATGATCGCCATCGGGTTTCTTTTCCTGCTCGTTCTTGTTCGCAGTGTGATCTGCCTGGCGCTCGGCTGCAATATCGCTCCTACACCGGACGACGATTCGGAGAGCGGGAGGTTTATATGAAGCCAACCTACGAAATGCTCGGAGCGGAAGTCGGCCTGCTGGTCGACCGCAAACAGCGCGCGTATGGCGACAGCTTCGGCCGCTCCGGCGACTTTCTGCGCCTGCTGTATCCGAACGGTGTCACCGCCGCCCAGCTCGACGACGTGCTGCCGATCGCGCGCATCTTCGACAAGCTCTCGCGCATCGCCGCCGGCGCGGACAAGGACGGCGAATCGCCCTACCAGGACATCGCAGGCTACGGCCTGCTCGGCTTGCAGCTCGCCAACCAGCGAGCGGAAGAGAGGATGAACCGCGAATGCGCGTCTGCCAGGCAGGATGTGGCCGAAAGGTCGACGGAACCAAACGTTTCTGCGGCCCACGATGCCAGCAGGCGGACTATCGTGAACGCCGGCGAATCGAGCGCGCAGCCTTTCGCGCAGCCGTTGAAACCGCCCTGCGCGAGTACATCCGAACGCATGGCTGCCTCTGTCCCAAGTGCGACGGCAAATGTGTCCGTCGAAGAGGCCGTCCGCCGAGATCAACTCGGCCTGTGCGCAGCGTGCCCTAATGCGCTGGCGGGCAGCTCCTGGGTCTTCAATTCTTCAGGCGTGCGGGTCTGCTCTTGCCTCTGTATCCTCCGCTGGTTCCACAATCGAGGCCACCAATGAGCCTCCTGACCCCAGCACAGCGCACGCGCCTGCAAACCCTGTACCAGCAGTGGGAGCGTCACGGACTCGACTGTCCCGGCCCGTCGCGCGAGCAGCGCGTCGCCTGGGCAGCGGCCGAGGTCAAGCGGCCGATCGCCAGCTTCTCGGAACTCACGCTCGACGAGGCCAAGCGCCTCATCGATCTGCTGCAGAACGCTGTCGGCAACAAGTTCCCGGCGAAAAAGCGCAAGCGGAGCCAGACGACGCGCGACGGCCAGAAGAAGGGCACCGAAGGCCGCCACGATCAGATCCACCCGGAGACAACGCTCGCCGGCCCCAGCGAGTTCGAAATGCTCCGTCGGGATCTGGATCGTCTCGGCTGGGACGAGGCCGGCCTGGAGGCGTTTCTGCGCAGCAAACGCAATCCCATCAAAGGCTCCCTGCAGATCCGCACGTTGTGGCAGGCGAACCGTGTGCACTGGGCCCTGAAGAACCTCAAGCCGCGCACTCAACCCACGAAGGAGTAGCCAGACGATCCACCATGCGACATGACCTCCAATTCGCCCTGCCGTTCGCCGAGAAGGATGAGGTATCGGTGACGCGCGTCTGCAAGATCCTCGGCGTCACCCGACTGATGGTCGTCGCGCTCTGCGAGGCTAAAGAGATCAAGGGTACGCGCCGCCATCCCACCGGCAACCACTTCATCAGCTACAAGTCGCTCATCGAATACACGGATCGCTTGCGGGTACGGTATGCCATCGAAGACACGCGGCCGAAGCGCGACGGCATCTTCGGCCGCTATCGTGACGATGAGATTCTGCCGTTCTCGCTTGCCCACGACACCATGACGGTGCCCGAAGTGGCAGAGCTCCTTCGCTACAGCCAACAGAAGGTTCGGATCCTCTGCGAGGAGGGCGTTATCACCTCCTACAAGCTGCTTCCGGACGGCTTCTGGCGCATTTCGAAGAAGTCGGTCGCTGCGCTCTTCGAGCAGATGTATAAGCAGCTCGCCGGCTAAATCGACGCACTCGCACGCATCGCACTCCCCGCACCCGCTGAGGCCTCCGCGCGGGTGACTCTGCATCATGCGATCCGTCTCGTCCACCCGCCTGAGTTTTGCCCTCCGCGCTGCCGCCGCGCTCCTTCTCTTCGCTGCCGCTCCACTCTTCGCACAGACGAACTACACCACCGCCATCACGCTCGCGGACATGCAATCGGCAAATCCCTCCGGCACAGGCAGCGCGCCGGTCGCATACGCCAGGGTCTGCGCCTATGCCGCGGATATCCAGGGCAACCCGATCAACGTGTCCGCTCCGACCTGGGGATTCATCCTGAAGGGTGCGCCCGTTGGTTGCCAGAACGTAGTTGCCGGAGCATTCGCCACGCCGCTAACCGTGCCCGACGCCTCTCACACCAACCTCAGCGGCCCCATCTACTACAACCTCACGATCCAGCAAACGACCTCGACCGGATCGCCCGTCGGCCAGGCCATCTTCCTGCAGGCGGTTCCGAACATCACCGGAGCCGCCTGGGCCCTCGATGCTTACGCACCGGCCGCCAATGTTCCGGTCATACCCTCGTCCGCAATCACCCAGCAGTCTTCGGCCCCCAGCTCCTGCACGACATCTATCTATCTGCCGTCTTCCACGTCCGCCACTCCCGCGGTTCCGGAGTTCTGCCAGAACGGCGTCTATGTTCCCTTTCCGAGTTCCGGCTCCGGCAGCGCAGCAACCTTTTCCGCCTACAGCAACACCACCGCTTACACGGCCGGCAACGTCGTCCTCTATAACAACATCGGCTACATCGCGACCGCGAGTACTGTGGGTAATCTGCCTACAAACACCGCCTACTGGACTCCGCTGTGGGACGCTGCCGGCGCGGCTGCCTCCGTCCGGACCAGCCTCAACGCGCTTGCTACCCCTGGCGGGATCATCGGGGCACTCGGCTACACGCCGCAACCCACCGGCTCGATTTCGAGCGTTGGGCTCAACGCGCTGTGGGACTTCTCGACGATGGCGAGCAACACCGTGGCAGACCAGACAGGCAACGGCAACGCCATCCTCTGCGGATCAGCCGGAACCTCTGGATTCGCGACGCCTACATTGACGCCTCAAGGGCTGTTCTTTGAAGTGCCGGCAGCGGGCGGCGTCGCCAACTCCGGGTGCGATGTGCCAGCAGCGCTCAATGGCGATCGCACCTTCGTCTTTCTGGCACAGCAGTACCCGATGCCGACATCGACCTACAACGGTACCGTCAACTATGCGAGTAACTCCGCCCAGACACTCCTCGGCACCTCGGCCGCGGGTGGCATGCTCTTTGAGAGCCAGACTCAAAACGCATCCTACTTCATGTCTCCCGGGATGCAGAACACCACGAACACCGTGTATACCTTCAGCTCGGACCGCGCCGTAGGCTGGCACGTCCTCGCCTTCACCTGCGGCAGTAACACGTCCACCGACCAGGACAAGTCATACATCGACGGCGTTCTCACAACCAGTTCGAGCGGCGGCGCCATCGGCTATTGCTCTGGCCTTCAGACTGCGGCGGGAGGCCACTACCAACTTGGCGGGTACCTGAACTCCAGCTATTTTTATGGCACCATTGCCCTCGGTGCCGCCGCTTCCGGCGAACTCACCCAGGCGCAGATACAGCAGATCACGCTCTACATGCAGGGCTTGGCTCCGGCGCGGAGCATCGTCCTGAACCCTCCGCCGTATCGTGGCCCCACGCCGTCCTTGGTTGGACTCGGCGACTCCATCATGGCGTGCTATCTCGTGTCGCCGTCCACTTCGTGCGCGATCCTCAACCTCACGACGAAGCTGGCCTTTACACCCGTCAACCAGGGCATCGGCGGCATAACAGGGGCGTCCGTCGTCGCGAATCTACCCATTCGCCTGGGGCAGATCGGCATCCCTCAGACTGGCCAGAACGTGGCCCTCTGGCAAGCGGGGACCAACGATATGGCCACCGGGATCGGGACATGCGGCAGCAGCTTGAGCGCCACTGCCAACGCCGTCTGGCAGAACGCAGTTGCCGGGGCACAGTTGGCTCACAGCTATGGCTTCAAGATCTTCGTCGAAACGGTCCTTTCGGGAGCCAACCTTTCGCCCTGCACCCAGACCGGGCTTTCCACGTTCACGGCAAACACTTCCTCCACAACCAATCCCACGGTGCTCACCAACGTATCGAGCTTCACCGGACTCGCGGAAGGGCAGTTGATCGCGGCCGCGGGAATCCCAGCCTACTCCGAGATCGTTGCCCTCAATCCGGGCGCGAGCACCATCACCATCAACCAGAGCGCCACTGCGACGCAAACCGGCGTGACGATCACGCCGAGCGGCTACTCGAAGGATCAGCTCCGCGCCATCTACAACACGACGGTTCGCACGCAATGGCGCAGATACTTCGACGGAATCGCCGACACGGCCGCGGACCCGCACTTTCCGGACGGCGGCTATGTCAACGCAACCTACTATGCCGACGCCCCGGACGGGACTCACCTGACCGCGGCCGCGCAGGTCTTCAAAGAAGCCTCCTACAGCCAGGCGTACGACCGAATCACGGTCGGCTCCAGCAACGACGACTGCGACGCCACCACCATCACCAATGCCGCCTCGCCCTACGCCGATCAGGCTGCCGACGGCTGCAGGACGGTGGACACGGTGGGCGGCAACGTCGTCGTCAATCTGATGTCCGCGCTCTATCAAACCGGCCAGACCAAGCGCTACTGCAATAACTCCTCGGGCGGATCGAACACGCTCACCATCAACGCTCCCTCCGACTTCCCCTTCAACGGCCTCTCGGGAAGCACCTCGATCACGGTCGCGCAAAACACCTGCGCCAACTTCACGTCGACTTTGGTAAGCGTGCAAACCGGCGGCGATTACTGGCGAACCGTCAACTAGCGCAACGAGCCATTCGCCTCAAAGGAGCTCCATGAGACACCGCCTCTATCGCCTGCTTCTCCCCGCCCTGCTCCTCGCCGCTCTGCTCGCGCCCAGCCGCCGCCCGGTGCGCGCGCAGAGCCCCGGCGGCGGCTACAACGTCAGCACGATCACCACCACGGGCCAACTCGGCAATATCATCTCGTACTACAACAACGCGATTGCGCCGGGCAACCACACCATCGACTGGTCGGTCACCGGCACCGCACCCTCGGCCTGCACGTTTTCCTTCGATGGATCGAGCGACCTGGTCCACTGGTACTCGCTCAGCGGCGTCCAGTCCTGCACCAGCTCCAGCATGTTCCACATCGTCGACAAGCCCGTCCTCTACGCGCGCCTCTACATCCTCACCTACACCGCCGGAGACGGCACCACCGCCGTCACCATGCACTACACAAGGGGACAATAAATGCTGCAACGCCTCATCCTCTGCCTCGCGCTCCTGTCTTCCTCGGCAGTTTACGCGCAGACGCCCGTCATCCCGTCGCCCAACGGAAGCAGCATCACGAGCGTCACCGTTACGTCGCTCGCCGCCGGCGCCACTCCCACCGCCAGCCTCAACGGCGGTGTCCTCGCGCTCGGCATTCCCGCAGCCAGCGGCTCGGCTCCCACGTTCACCATCGGCACTACGACCGCGCTCGCGGCCGGTGCCACGCCCACGGTGTCGATCTCCGGCACCTCGCCCAACTACACGCTCAATTTCGGCATCCCTGCCGGCGCAACCGGAGCAACCGGAGCGCCCGGCGCCGGAATCACTTCCGTCTCAGTCAATACCCTCGCGGCGGGACAATCCGCAACCGCCAGCCTCAGCGCAGGCGTCCTGACGCTCGGCATCCCGGCCGGCGCAAACGGGACCAACGGAACCAACGGGACCAACGGCGCCAGCATCGCCCCGCCGATCGCCTACACCGCCGGCGGCAACTACACCCAGTACGAGCTCGTCACCTACGGATCAGGAAGCGCGGCGACCGTCTACCAGGCGCAGCAGGCCTGCTCCTCCTGCGCAGTCACTCCCGGCACCAACACGGCTTACTGGCAGGCGTTCGCAGATGCATCTGGCGCCGCGCCGGCCGCGCAGGCGGCAGTGAATTCCAGGCTCGGCACGGCGGCCACGCAGAACATCGGCGCTGGTCAGACGTTCCGCATTCTCTCGGCAGCACAACGCAAGCTTGGCCCGAAGCAGCCCATCAACCAAGGCTCGAATGCTGCGCCGACTGTGACGCTGAGCAATGCGTCCGGCATAACCACGCCGACGGTCTTTCCGTTCTATAGCAGTTCGCTCGGCATCGATTACGAGCACTACAACTATCCCGGCTGCCAGCCTTTGCAGCTCAATATAAGCGGTATCGGTACACCAATCGTCAACACGGCCTGGGTCGATCCAGTGTCTGGCGGGACGTACTGCACTGTCGAAACGGAACCCACTGCATCTCAGGTGGAGGTTCGCTTCTACAACACTGGTTATCCCGTTCGTATCTGGGTTGATAACCAAGACGTAGCAGACGCTTTTCAGGCAAGCAATGGCGGCACGTCTCCGGGCGGAGGAACCTCATCCACCTTTGTGCTTGCCTCTGGCGCGTCAACGAACACTGGACAGTACAACGGAGAAATCATCTCGATACTCTCCGGGACCGGCAGCGGGCAGACGGCCAAAGTCTTGGGATACTTGGGACAGCTCACCTGCTCTGCGGCAGCCAACGCCAGCGGCGGAAACACTACCTACAGTTGCACCGTCACCGGAGGCACGCTGGCCACCTATACCGGGATCACTTTTCCCGCGACCATCGCTGGCTTCGACAACAGCGCAAACAACGGAACCTTCACCTGCTCGGTCGTCACACTCGCATCGATCTCGTGCAACAACGCCAGCGGGGTTGCCGACACCCATGCAGCCACGGCGACAGCCCTCGCAGCCGTCGTCCCAACGTGGACCACGACACCTGACGCCACCAGCGTCTACGCCATCATGCCTTATGCCACCGGGGGGCGGACATACTATGGAGGGGCGGGGCTGACCAATGGACAGATTAATGCTGCTAGCAGTCCCGGAATCATGTACTTCACGCTCACATTCCCAACTACCGACCGGCACAACATAAAGATCGAATCAGAGGACCCGCTCCTGTCTGTGGCGATCAGCCAGAATGGCTTCATGACCGCACCACCTTCCGAGACAGTTACGCAGATGTTCGCGGTCACAGACTCCCAGGATGCAAACTTCGGGAGCGCGGCAACTGGTGTTGCGGACTTTGTGTCCTCGGGGTTTATCTCGAACGTTTGTCGCGACTTGGGAATCCAGTGCTGGCATTTAGCGGGAGCATCATCTGGGTTCAACCAAATTCCGACGAACAACGGCCAGAACTATATCCAGCGCGTGCTGCCTAGCCCTAACGCTTGGGTTATTGACACATCACAAGCACAGGCTGCTGGCTCTGCGGTTATCACCCAAAATGGAATCTCAACCGCCTCGGTCTCGATTTATGGGAATCAAGCTGCCAACATAGCCTCCGCATTGCTGACTGCCTTCGGCTCGGCGACCTTCACGGTCTCTCCATACCCAAGCATCGGATACATCATCTCGGGCACCGGGTCAAACGCCAGCTTCACCGGACCGATGACGATCTCGGTGACGGGTAACTCTGGAACCGTTTCGATCCGGCCTTGGTACGGTTCACTCGCTCCCAACATTCCGGTCGAGACCTACTGCCCGATTATAGGCTCGCAGGCCGGTAATGTGGTCACGGTCTCGGCTGTGAACGCGACCTGCACTCTCGCAGTTGGGCAGTGGGTCAACATCCCGGCGCTCGCAAATATCGCCTCGGGCCAAGTCACATCAGCGGCGAACGCGGGCAACGCATTCGGCATGGTGCCGGCACAAATTACAAGCCTCGGAACGGGCACTGGAGGAACCGGGACCTACAACGTCTCCGTATCGCAGACGGTTGCGTCAAGCACGATGAACGCTGGACCGGGCCTGCCTTTCATCCTCTACTGGCAGTGCTCCGGGAACGACGGCAATCCCACGGCGGAGATGGGTTTGCAAACCATCGTTCAAAACGCCATCGGTTCGATTGCCTCGCTGTACCCTCAAGCGGTTCAAGTGATGCAAGGAACGGAAGAAACCACTGGACCGGCGGTAACGACCTTATGGCCCTCTGAAGCGATCTTCTACGCTGCTGCTCAGGCTTCATTGCCTTACGTCAACGGCCAGTGGCCGTACATGCAGCTGCTCAACTTTCACAACGGCGTCAGCTACTTCGGGGTATCAGGCAGCTCAAACATCGGCAAGCCAGTCGGTACAGCGGGCACCAACACCGATCTCCTCATCGGGCAGGACGGCTCCCATCGCACCTACTGGGGAATGATGTCTCTCGCCAATGAAGTGGAGCACTATCTGGCGCAGTTCTTGTTCCCGCAATAGGCTTTCTCAGCCGAAATCGGCTGTCGCTTGGATTTTGCTCTAAAAAGCCCGGCTCAGTGCCTGTCGCTTGGATTCACCCTCTTCGAAAACCCACGCCAATCGCGGCGATTCGCGATTTCTTCCTCGCCGGTTCGTGCTCCTCCCACCTCGTGTCGCTTGGATTCGTTCGTGTCGCTTGGATTCCAACCAGAAATCAACGACTTACGCGCCCATCCAAGCGACACTCACCCGCCACTGCAAAATATCGCTCCCGCGCCTCCACCCGACTCCCCACCCCTCCAACCTCGCCAAACCCCGCGTCTTTCCTGCCCGATCCCTCCATTTCCCCCCTCATCCCGCCACATCCCCCCACTGCAACACTTCTTTCCTCCTCACAGGTCGTAAGTGGTTGATAAGGATGAGGATGGGGCGTTTGCGCGAACGCGACCCCCTTGACAACGTTTTCCACAGGCTGGAGAGGTGAGTACCGGAAGAGGAAGGATGTGTGCCGGTGGGTCGGGCTGGATGGGGTGGTGCCCGGACGGTTATGGTGCGGTGGGAATGGTGATGACAGAGTTCTCGTTTCCCGCCCTTCGCTTGAAGGAAGCGAAGGATAGAGCACTCGGCATTCGACCGCTGTCGCTGCTTTGCGTATCCTTTGCCGGGCGTTGCGTCGGTAGATTGGGTGAGGCGAAGGGATAAGCTTTGCGAGCCGGGTTGAACCCATGTCTCGGAATCGAGACATGGGGCACCCGGTGTTCTGCAGGTTGAGAGAGTTGGGCCGCGCGCGCCTTCGGCTGGAACCGGTCGATGCGGTGGATGCGGCTACGGAACGTTTGGAAGTCTGGAGACGGAGTTATCGGTGTTGACGATCCAGATGTTCTGCCTGCCGTCGTTCAAGATGATTCCGGGCTTGTTGATTCCGGAACCGGTAAAAGAAGTGACCAGGTTTCCGCCGGTGTTGAAGACCTCCACCGTGCTGCCGGTATAGGTCCAGAGATACTTCGTGTCCCAGGCAAGTCCGTAGACCTGAAGGGGGAAGGAGTTGAGGACCGAGGAAGGGTTTTGCGGAGAGAACTCGATGACGGCGCTTCCGTCGGCGTACCAGAGGTTTGATCCGTCGGAGAAATATCCGT